GGTGAAAATTAGCGTGGAAAAGGTGGCGGTTCCTGTAAAGCTTGGATCCGCGACTGGCGCCGCACCTGTTACTTGGGTAACGTCGTAATCCCCCGTTTGCGCTAAAACATTACCAGAACGCCCAAACACACTAAAAACAGCACCGGGACATGAAATACAATTCGTCCAAGATATACCCTTAACGTAAAGGTTAGCGTAGCGATGCTGGGAATCCCCAAGATTCCACACGCTATCGGTTGCTGGCATCACCGCCATCGTAATAAGAGGACTACCATTAATAACGGTTCCAATAACCGGTTGAGGAGCCACAAACTGTAGGTTTGCTAGATCAACCGTCGTACCCGAGATCAATGCGTTTGAGAGGGTGATACTAACCTGATTGTTGGGGGCGAGGATGATTTTATAGAGTGTGTTAGCGGGGATAATTACATCATTCCCCCACACCTGACAAGCTGCTGTCAACGCGGTGTTGCGGATCTGACCCGAAGCGTTAATCCCACACCGCCCTTTTTGTGGAACGATCGAGAGCGTGGTTGTGTGGTAGAGCGTCGCTTGGTTTTGTGGAATGATATCAAACTCCACATACCCCGACGTCGCAAGATTACCCGAAGTGTCTTGGACAGTGCCTGTTACCGTTGTCTGCCCAAAACACACCCCGCACAGCAACGCCAAACACGCAAGTTGGCGTTTCATTCGAAGAAAACTCGCAACCGCCCCGCCGTTAGGACGGTAAGCGCCAAGCCATGTAACCACTTAAGTGTGAAAGATTCAACGAGAGAAAGATCCGCCTTCCCTGTCGCCTCCCACACAACCTTACCAAACCGATCCTGCACTTGTACGGTATCAGCCTGAGACGCGTACCCTGCCCACTCAAAATGCGCAGCGCAGATGTCGGTTTGATATAAAATCGTTACCGCTGGTGTATCTAACACCCACGGGTTTGTCGCTAGTTGGTTTGCCACCACGCCTCCAAAAGTAAGGGTGAGAAGTCCCCAAACCTCCCACCCTCTTTGACGTTAGACTCCCGGCGAACCAGCGATGCCGTGCCAATAGGTCACGCCATCGACGAATCGGAAGTACGTGGAATACGAAGCGCCCTTGGTGAAGAAATCGTCCTGAGAGTCAAACTCAGGCATAATTCTCCAATAGTGCTTCAACGTTTGATCAGACTTCTTGCCTGCGATCCACCATGCGGTGGTTGAGGAGAGGTAGTGATTGATGCGTGGGAGTAGACGTCCCTGCATCACGTTGATTTCGTTGTTCCCCGTGTATGGTTTGTAAGCGGAGTGCAAAATCTCACCCGCTTTAAACTGGAGGTCTACTGGAAGCCAAACCTCCTCCGGGACCATACGCTTGATCAACCCACGCTCGTTCACCATCTTTTCGAACAACAGGATTAGCTCCTGCATGCCCGTGACGCTGAACGCAACGTTGGTTGCAGATTGGTTGGAGTACGTACCTCCCCCTAATAGAGGGTGGGCTGTGTTGATCAACGATACCCCATCAATCGACTTTTGGGTCGAGAACGAGTTGTTCAAGACCGCGGCGGCTGCACTCTCGACCGTTTGGCGGATTGACCCACCAAAATCTTGCGAGACCTTCTTCATGATGCCGTATTGGTCATCATCCCACATTTCACGCGTGACTTGGAAACCCAAGCCGTATGAGACGTGTTGATACCGCAACGAACCACCTTGAATAGGCTGGTCGAGTTTGAGAGCCTCTCCTTCAGGCTTGGTGGGGACTGCACCGAGTCCAGCAACAAGCTGATCTTCTTCATACGCTTTTGTAGAGCTGTAGACGTTGAAGAAGTCCGGGAACTCCTCCGGATGCATTGCCAGGTCTTCGTAGATAACCGAGAAGAGCCCAGCAGCGAGTAACTGTGCGAATTGCCCACGAGTAACTGGCATGTTTGGTCTCCTTAGTTACCTGATAGTTGGCAAGCTGCATGCAACACTTTGAACGCGAGGCGACCGTTTAAAGTTCCAACAGCGTCTACGAGTTCAACGATTTGAACGCATGCACCGGTTCCAACGGTGGTTTTATTGTTGTCGATATACCAGAAGCCGTTACCGGCGTCTTTCGTCAACCCATAAATTGCGCCCAAATCAGTTGCTGCGATGACTGCGAGTGTGCCGTCTGATCCGTTGCCTAACACACCCTGGAAGATGGTTGAATCAACGGCTTCGTGCAATCCCATTGTGCCATCGTTTGGAGGCGCACCTTGTGGGATCAATACTGCCGATGATTGGTTTTGAACAGCCCCATACGTAAGCGTCTTTGCGACGCCGCTCGATGAGAGGTTGTTCGCGAACTCCGACGCAAACCCTGCGATCAAAGCCGTTGCTGCGTTGGTAATCGCCGCGCATTCTTGAACGTAGCCCGATGCTGCTTCTACCTGTACTGGAACTCCGATCTTGAATGTCTGCGACGCTTTCTCAAGCAGACGACGCATCACAGCGTTCGCGGTGCCACCGATCAATACCTTTTGGGGATAGATCGGTTGTGCTTTACCGCTTGTTGCTGGCATTAACGTCCTCCAACTTTAGATTTGTCGACTTCGAAGGTAGGAACGCCTGTCTTTTCAGCCTCGAATGTGAAGTTGTCTTTCGCCGACGTTTGCATCGCGTTGGATTTTTCTTCGTTTTCCAACATAATGAATTCGTAGGTTTCATCACTGCACTCGAGGAGGATTACGTCACCTAATACGTAGGTGCCGTCTTCTCGTAAACCTGCCGCTTGAATTTGGGGTTTTTCCTTCCCCGCTAGGACGGCTTTCGCGAGAGGTTCTCTCACGATGCTGTATCCCAACAGGTCGAGACGGTCGAGCTCGTTACTGTCTCCACGAGGTCCCCAAAAATAATGACGGCCAGGTTTTCCCCTGACTTCCAGACGTGGTTTACCCAAGCGTTTGCGGAGTTCTTCGTATCTCCTCTTTCGGGCTTCTGCGTTCAATTGTGCGGATGGTACCGCTGAAACGGTTTCGATTACGGTAGCGCCACCGGGTGTTGGAGGAACTGGATCAGCTGGCATTTATTGGCCTCCAATCAAAACGCGCTTCCCGCCAACGTTATCTGCGGTGAGCGGCCATTTACCGGTGTTCATGTTATCTTGCGCGGTGCGATATTGTTCTTCGCTGATACCTAAACCAGGCAAGACTTTGGATGTAACTTTGCTATCCAACGGGACGGGAGCGACTGGTGCTCCGCTAGGAGGCGCGCTTCTTTCAGCAGCGATGCGAGCTGCGTCAGCGGCCATTTGGCGATCCTGCTCTTGAAGCATGTTAAGGTTCTGCCCCACAAGGGTTTGATACGCCGTTTCCCATACGTTGGAGTTAACTTGATCGGCAGGTTGCATTGTTCCCATCAACTGCTCGATCTTGTCTTTGAGTCGTTCCCAATACGGCTTGTTTTGCATCGCCGTGCTACGAGCGGCTGCGATTAGAGTTTGACGAGCAGCGTTCGCTTCGTCTACGCTAAAGGTGGCTGCGTTGGGGTTTGGCTGTGTTGGTTCCGTTATCGTTACCCTCGACGGCGGAGGGGGCGGAGATGGTGGCTGTTGGCGTAGTTGGTCGCGCAATTGCGCTTCACGACGTTGATAATACTCTGCGATACGTCCAGGGTCGGTAACCCCCCTTAGCTCCGCAGGTAGCTCAACACGTGTGGGTTGGTTTACCCTATCGCGTTCGTCAAATACCGGTTCTGGCACTGGTGGTCTCCTTTAACTCGCGTTGCATCTCCTCACGTTTGAGGAGTTTTTGTAGTTCTGCCTCGATTTCGTTAGGCAGGTTTTCTACTATGCGTATCATGTAAAGCTGACCCTGTAGGTCATATAACTCTTCCCGAGTTACCGTTTGCTTGAGCATTTGACGGACCAACGCCGCCCGCAACTTTGCTAATTGAGTTAGAAAGATCTTGTAATCCGTCGAGAGATAAAGACTCTTCAGCCTGTGGCACTCCAGCTTGCTCAAGCCCGTCTGGACGTGTAGGAGGCTCTCCTCCACCCAAGACCTGGCGCACGTCGGGCAGGAGTTTTGACCTATCATAGACGTCGAAGGAGAAGAGGATCCTATTCGCAAGGTCTCTAGCTCCATCGAGTATTTGGAGTCCAAGTTCTTTAAAAGGAGAATTGTCCGGCGCTTGCACCACAGCCGGAATAAGCCCCATGACCTGCTGATAATAAGCAGCCATAGTATTGGCCATGAGAAGAAGGTTTTGACGGTCGGCTTCTTTGTTGGCGGAGGCGTCAGAGGCGCCGAGATCGAAGAAGAGTCCTCGGAGGCCGTCGGGTTCTTTGATGCTGAACGCCTTGCGAATAAGTTCGCCATTTTTACCATACATACCCCATTCGGGAGCGTCTGATTTATAGTCCCTGTAGGACGAAAAGATTTGGGCGCCGGTTCGGTGAAAGGGTCGACGCAAACGCTTGAGGTAAATATCCATGCGTTTGTTACCCTCACTCAACAGCGCCATCGTGCCCATACTGCTGTAGATGCCTTTCTTACCAACGGTGCCTGATCCAAACCCTTGCATTGGGGGAGAAATACCGGTCATGCGTTCAGCTTCTCCGTCGACTTGATTTTCCTCCTCCATCATAGCGTTGTAGTTAACACCCATAGCAAGGGGCTCGAGATCATCCATGTTATCGACCTCGAAGACCTTACCGGGATACCACTCTTGTGAAGGGTTTCCTACATCAGCCAACCGCTTTTTCTTCCATCCCGGGATGTTCGCGATGACGTTGCTGTCTCGTCGAGCGTTGTGGATCTGAGCTTTTTCCTCCTGCGATTGTTCGAGAATCTCGGGGATAGAATAACCCCAAAACAGGTCTTCGCGAGGAAGAAAACGAAAATCGTTAAACACGCCCATCCCACGTGGCGTAAAATCGTAGACCATACGGAGGATGCCATCAGATGTCTCCGTGTAGGGGTTGAATGTAACAACGAGTGAGTACATCTTCCCCGGTTCGAGGGGGTAGCAGATCCAACCCTCGATTGCGTTGAAGGGGCGAGAAACGTCGGAAGTGAGGGAGATACCAGCGCCTGTGGCGGCAGATTGACGAGCGTTG